CCCTAAACTTTCTACACGTCCGTTTAGAGTGCTTTCTGTGATTGAGATGCCTGTTGCATAACCAACAGTTTCACCACCAATCTTAACTATAGCTTTTGCGCCAGTTATTACGTTAGCCATTTTATTTGCTCTCCTTATACTTCTCTAACGAGGTTTGCTGTAATACGGATGAAGTTGAGTGGTTCAACTGCAGCCAAATCGAAATCTACGAATACGGTGTCTGCTTCACGTCTAACTTTGACGTTAGCAAAGTCTTGAATAATGCCTGCTTCTCTTAACTGCTTAAGTCTATTTTCAGAAAGATTTAATAGACGACCAACAGTAGTATTAAGAATACGACTTCCAATTTCAGCATCAAGGAATTTACGTAATTCTCTTAAACAAGTATTTACACTTTCACGAGTATTTACTTCTGTATTGAAAGAGATGTTATCATTTCTCCAAGTAGTAATACTTCTTTCAACTCTTAAATCATTATTTAGTCCAAGACCAACAACAACGATGCCGCGTTTAATAGCTTCATCAACATCATCTTCTCTTGTCCAAGCTTCACTTGTATCTAAAATGTTTGGTGATTTACGAGTTAAAGGTTCTGCTGCTGGTAATGCACCTTGAAGACACATTAGATTGATAGCCATCCATTCAGGAGAAGCCTCAACTCTTCTGTTTCCTTGATAATCAAGATAAGTTACACCTTGACCAACAATTGAAATTAGCTGATTGTTTTGTGGTGAAACGTATGTATCACCAATGTCTTCTAAAGATTGGTCTGCAGCTGCAGGTAACCAAGCATTTCTTTCTCTACCAGCACGTGATGCTAAATCAAGGTGTGCAGCAACTAAGTTATGAACTGCAGCAGATGTATCCATACAAGTCATTGATGTAATGTCTTTGGTTACCATAACCTGAAGAACTTCTTGATAGTTCAACGCAGTAGGAGCGGAAGGAGCACTTCCACCAGCAAGATTGATGAATAATCCACCATTTATCTTGAGTGGTTTTCTTAAATCTTCAATATATTCTGCTGTAAAAGGAATTGAACTTAGTTGATTTATTGCATCAACCAAAGCTTGACTATGACCAGAAAGATTTACGACTAAATCTGCTGCACCAAATGTTTTCTCCATTTCATCAAGTTGTGAAGGTAGTGCATCAAATCCTTGTTGAACAGCAGTAATTTCTGCAGACGTATTAAGGTAATCTACCAATTCACTTAATGTTGCAAGGCTTGATAGCTTTCTTGCAGCTAAATCATTAGCACCAGCAGCACCAGCATAACTAATAGCTGGGTCACCATCTGCATCATCAGCGATACGTAGAACACCTGCGTCTGTTCCTGTAACTTTAATTTGTTTTGGATAACCTCTATCATAAATTGCATCATCCTCACCTGGACGACGAACAGTTAAACGATAAAAATTACCATCAGCACTTAATTCTGCAACCTGTGCAGGTCCTTTTATATTGATTTGAATGTCGTTTGAAACATCTCCCCAATCATTAGCTTTAAGTCTTAACAAATCAACGCTGTCGGTTGCTTCATCTTGAATTACAAGCTGTGCTTGATTGTTAGGTCTTGCATTTATGTATGTAATGCTTTCTGCAACAGCTGAACTGTCTTTAATAGCATTCTTCCAAATTTTATCGATGTTTCTTAGTTTAACATCTTTTGGATAAACATCTGCAAGCTCAAGTCCTCCAGTCGAACTGAATGTGTGAGGAACACCTTTTTGTAGTATTGGAAAATCACCAACAACAAGAAGAGCCTTTCCACCAAGTGCTGAAGGAGAAATGAGATTATTATTGACATCAACCAAAACAGATGGCTGATAAACTCTATTTCCTTTGTAGTTTATAAATGACGGCATATTTTTTTCTCCATTATCTTCTATTTATAAATATATGCTCAATGACAATTTTGACAACATTTTTCAAACTAAATTGGGATTTAAGTCCCAGTTAAGCTCAAATGGCTGTGCTATAGGCGGAACAATCAACTGTTGTTGAGCTCTGTAAGTCAATTGCCTACCATAAACTTTTACGCCGTCCGAAATTAAATCTTCATCAGGCTCGAATTCTTCCGATTTGACAAACTCTACGTTTAAGTATCCTATCCTTAGAAAATCTGGCTTAAATGCTAACATTGCAGCTTGTATAACTCTATGAACAACCTTACCATAATCATATTCATCTGAATAAATATTTATTGTGCATTCGTTGTTTATCAAAATTACAAGATTGTTTTTCATTCCTCTGTTTCCTAAGAATTGATTTGCATCATTTGCTACTTCAACTAATTACGTAGTAATTATAGGAAACTTTTCTATTTTTGTAATATAACCTTTATCAAAAGAAATGTCTTGTTGAAATGCGTTAAAATATTTAGTTCTTAATGAAGCACCAATGTCTGGAAATAGAGCATTAAATGCACTTTCATTCTCTCTGTAGTATTTTGTAGCGTTTCTAATTGTATGTATTATATGTAAATCCAACATTATAACATCTCCAATCTTGCTTCACATTGCACTATCATCGAAGTAGGGATTTCTTGTGCGTTAAGTCTTAAGTTTGTATCTCTTAATGTATGTGGGTCTGATGTTACAGTATATATTGGGTTCGAATAATATGCAACAGAGAAAGTTTGTCCAGATTGTGGAAATAATCCTCCGTTTGCAATCCCTAATGACCAATCTATTCCTAACAAACCAGACCCGTTATCCGTCAATGCATAATCAACTCCTAAAGTAGGTTGGGTAGGATTTGTTGTTCCATCGGCATTTGTAATAAATAGCGATAAAATTGAGATGTCTGTTGGTCCTCCAGCTAATTCTAATCTTCGAACTGCTATTGGATGTTTCGTAAAGTCTAAATTATTTGCGTTTGGATTACTTGTTATGATTTCTTGCTGAATAATATGTGAATGTATTAGTCTAAATCTGTCTCCAAACGAAGGTAAATGCTCTGGTAATAAACTAAATTTTGCACCAGCAATACGACCTGTTCCAAACTTTTCAGTTTTATAATCACCTTTAGCTTCAGTCACTATTGCTTGTATTTGTTGTGATGAATGTCTAATAACACCTTTACCGTTGCAAGCTGTGCAACTGGGATTAAATGAGATACTATCATCAACATCAACAACTTCAAATAAATCTAAACCAGCATCACCACTTTTTATGTTACAAGGACAAGCTATATTTTGTTCCCATTGTATGTATAAACCTTTTTGTGCAACAAATCTTCTAAACTCATTTGTTAAGAAATCTGCTCTTGTCACATCAAGTTGCTGTTGTGGTGAAGGCAATAACATTTAGTGTGCTCCCATCATTGGCTTGTTATATAGTGCTTTATATGATTTAATTATCTGTTTAACTTGCGTTTTATACGAAATAAGTTTCGCACCATAACCAGCATTTGTAGCTGAAGATGTTGTTGCAACAGATTGACTTAAACCATCTACACCAATTGAGAAGCTTCCTATTCCGGCACCTGCAATTAAATCACCAGCAGTATCTAAAGGTAGCGCAGCAGCAACAAAGCCGATTGCTTGAATTAAACCTTGAGGAACTGTGTGTATTCTAACTGTGATTGTTGCATCACCTAATGCAGGTGCTGTTTGTATTTCCAAAGAGTATGTATCATCTCCTATGTCAAAAGCTTTTAATTTAGGTTGTATTGCACCGTTTCCATTTCCATCATCTACTATAGTAAAAAGGAAGTTAGGTTTATCAACTAAAATTTCGCCAAATGGAATGTCCAATACTTCTGTTGAATTTTGTGGGATTGTGATTGTTTGCTCTATAAAATTGTGTCCAGTTGTATAATCAACTGAAAAGTAACCTGGCACGTGTCTGTAATATGAATAATTTGAGATGGGGTCGACGAGTAATGGGATTGCATTAGAATAACTAAATGTTCCTAACTGCTCACCGCTTGGCACAAGAGCAAGAGCGCCAGTTCTACTCTCTAATTCAGTGACCCAAGATAAAGGCAATCTTGCCGGTTCATAGTTTCCATACGTAATGTCCATTTTATCTATTTTCTGGACAGGTCTTTCATCAAGCTCAAGTCCCCACCATTTTCTTCTATGGTCGGACCAAGCATCGTGTCTTTCCCTTTTAATTCTGTGTGGATTAAAGTTTATTGATAATTCTTTTTCCAGCACATCAACAGCATAACGAATAGTATTACTAAACAAGCTGTCAGGATAGGCTTGACCTGCGTCATCAGTTAAACGAACACCTGTAAGAAACACTTGTGTTAGAAAATCTGTCGTAATTACATCGTAAATGTCAAATTTCATATTATAACGTGCTCCAGGTTTCTGTCTGTTTTATTTTCTTTCGAGATTTGATAAAACATATATGTATGACATAAACGTTTATCCTAAGTAATTTTAGAGCTCACTAAATAAAAAAAACCGTCCAAAGTGTCGGGAGAGAGGCAGAAACACTAAGAACGGTTCAAAAAAAGAGCTACGTGAGATTAGCAGTTTTTTATGATGGGGATTATGTTATATTCCCAACGCCTTCTCCCAAGATAATCATATTATGAACTTATCTTAGAAGATGGTCTCTGGAACGATGTTACGAAGAACAAAGTTCTTTTGAGGAACCTTAACGATTGGGCTACCAAATAACATAAGCAAGAATTCTTTAGCTGCACCGGTCTCTGCAAGAGGACGACGGATGAAGTCAAGAAGACGTGCAAACTCAATAACACCTTGGTCCATTTGCATAAATAGCATACGAGAACCATTGATACGCTCAACACCGAAATCCTCAAAAGGAGTTACAGCGCCAGCAGCCTTAGGAAGCTCATAAACAAGTTTAGCAGTGCTTAAATCAACTTGGTCTGCAGCAGCAGCAGGCTTAGTGCGGTAAATCTTGTAGTATTCTGCTTCATCACCGTCTGCAAGAGTAAAGGTCAATTTAACAGTGTTGTTTGCCTCGATGCCACCAGCAGCGCCATCATCAATAGTAAGAGGAGCTGAATAACCTTTTTGGTTATAACCTACAACAACGTATTTAACGAAACCGTCGTGGTCTTTAGCAGCGCCGGCAGCGTCAAAGCTTGAAGCCTGTGCCTGTGAAGCTAAATCAACAGAAGCAACTGGAGTTGAAGGACGGTCTGCAAGACCAGCAGCAGCTGAAGGAGGAGCGAATTTATTAGCGAGGAATGAAGCACTAACAACAGGAACTGGTCCCATTGGTCCCATTACGTGAAGCTGTGGTCCAGCACCAAAAGTTTGAATTCCATCAGAACCAAGGCCAGAAACCATTAGGCTGTCGTGACGACCATTCTGAACGCTTTTCTTAATGAGCTGGCTGTAGATACGTGGCTCACACATAATAACATCGGGACGACCAAAACGAGGAGAGCTGTGTAACTCACCAAGAACTTCATTAAGAAGGGTAGGCTCAAGAGCACCACCTGCAACATCGTGCTGGTTCTCCGAGAAAGGAAGACCACCAGCTGCGAAAGTACGAGCACCAGCAGCACCAGGCTGTCTCTCAATTTGCTTGATAATTCCGTCGAAACCACGAGCACGCATATGCTCATCACCGTAGAATAACTGGCTTTCAAGTTTGCGAAGGAGGCTCATTGTTCCTCTTTCAGTTTCCTCTGCAAGAGCGTTAGGGTTAGAACCAATAATTCCAACAAGGCTTGCAACATCACTTACAGAACGTCTTTCAGCCATATACTTGATTTTAACTGATTTACGCTCATATGAAGAAGCGGTTGAGCCAAACGCAGTAGAAGAACCACCACTCTCGTCCATAAAGGGGTCGAGGTCTTGGCCGTGCTCATTGATTACTGCATACTCGTGAACGGTGTTAGAAACCTGAACTTTAGGAATGCGAGGCCAAAGTGCAATGTCCTGCATTGAGTGAGTAGCAGAAGCAAGAGTAGCTTCAATGCTTTGAGGAATGAGGGGTGAAAGACTTGCAGTGGCATCAACTACGCCAGAGACGTCTTGATAACCAGCTTTGCTGCTTTTACGAAGAGCTTTGTTCATTTCAGTAAGCTCATTTACTGTGACTACATCATTTATGTTTGGAAGCATAATTATTTCTCCTTATTTTATATTAAAATTTAATGCTTTCTAAAGATACACCGGCTTCCAAACGTGAAATCGATTTACGTATTTCAGCCTTGCGTGCGTTGTTTGTTTTAGGGGACTGGATTTCTTCGATAAGTGACTTAACAACATCATCACGAGTTAGTTTCTTTTCAACTACTTCTTGAGGATTTAAGTCGGCTTCTATTTGTGCAGATTTAACTACAGGCTCGTTCTCAAGGTTTTCTACCTTTTCTTCAAGCTCAAGTTTCTCTGTCTCAAGTGCTTCAACCGATTTGTTTAGCTCTTCCTTTTCAGCGACAACTTCATCAAGGTTCTTAACTAATTCTTCGTTATTAGCTTTAACTTCCTCGATTTCTTTATTGAGAGGCTCAACAGTTGTTTCAAGTGCTTTCTCAATTTTGTTGTCGATGTCATCAGCAGAAACTAAACCTTCAACAGATTTTGCAAATGCATCGAACATCGGTTCAATTTTTTCAAAAAGAGTATTGAATTTGCCTTCAAGCTCACCTAAAGATTTAGTGAGATTTTCAATGACTTCTTTTTGTGAAGC